GTGCCCGTTCAGGTAAACGCCAAGAACAGCTACGGCGGATATACGGGAAATCAGCTCTACGTATTTATTTTTTCAAATGGCGTCATATACGACTCGACAATGAATTATCAATACGGTCGTGTTATGAAGGTCGATTAATGACAAAAAATCCAAATCAAACCTCGCTTCGGCGGGGTTTTTTTATGCCCGGAGATAAATAATGGCTGGCACTGTTAGCGCTGGAAGCATCGTATACGAAGTTGATATCGACACAGCCCGCCTGATTCAGGGGCGGCGTGAAGTCGATGCCGCTCTTAATGGTATGAACGGCGGAATGGGTCGTCTGGAAGCCAGTGTTAACCGCACTGAGCGTTCGATTGCAAATATGGATCGCTCCATGTCCAACCTCAGCGGTGTGGCGCGTGGGCTTATGGCCGCACTATCAGTACAGCAGGTTGCGAACTATGCGGATGCATGGACAACTCTGAATAACAAGCTGGCTAACGCCGTGCGGCCACAGGAGCAACTCGTTGATGTTACGTCTCGCGTATTCGAAATTACGCAGCAGACACGCAGCAGCCTCGATGCAACGGCAACGCTATATGCCCGTCTGGAGCGCGGTACGCGTGAATACAATACTTCAGCGGAAGATTTGGCTAAGCTGACGACAATCATTAACCAGGGATTCGTGGTTTCTGGTGCCACAGCGCAAGAAGCAGAAAACGCGATTATCCAATTATCTCAGGGCATCGCCTCTGGCGCCCTGCGCGGTGAGGAATTTAACTCAGTAGCAGAACAGGGCAGCCGGTTGATGGTGGCGCTGGCTGATTCTCTTGGTGTCGGTATTGGTCAGCTTCGAGCTATGGCCGCTGAAGGCAAGCTGACGACTGACGTAGTGGTAAATGGCCTTCTTTCACAGGGCGATGCGATCGGTAAAGAGTTTGCGAATACGGTCACCACAATCAGCCAGGCAATGCAGGTCGCTGGTAACAACATCACTAAATTCTTTGGCGAGAACGCTACAGTAAAATCCTTTGTCTCTGCATTTAACGATTCCATTGTTAGCGTAAGCGAAAATCTGGATTCATTAAGTACCGCTCTTTTGGGAGCTGCTGTCATTATGGGCGGGCGATATGCCGGTGCCTTTGCAATGGCAACCGCAGCGCAAGCTACGCATCTTAAATCTACCATTCAGGGGATAGTTGCAACGCGTCAGTCAGCCCAGCAAGAAGCGGCAGCAGCATCGGTTATAGCAAGAAAGGCTGTTGCAGATAAAGAAGCAGCGCTTTCGGCTCTAAATCTTGCCACCGCTGAATACAACGTAGCCAAAGGATCAGCTGCTGAAGCATTTGCCCTTGAAAACGTAATTCGTCTACGTGGTATTTACATTCAGACCAGCGCCAGTGCTGCGGTTGCTAATAATACACTGTCAGCTTCACAGGCTCGTGTTGCGGCTACCGGCTTTACTCTGGCAAACACCATGAAAGCCATAAACGTCGCGACAACGCCTCTCGGTGGGCCAATTGGTGTAATCGCGATAGTTGCTGCTGGCTGGTATCTCTATTCTCAGCGCCAGGAAGAAGCGCGCCGAGAGAGCATTGCCTTTGCTGATGCATTGCCTCAGGTAATAAGCCGTCTTAAAGAAATGAACCTTGTGCAGGCTCAGGGCGTAAGAGCTGACACAGTGGATTCAATTAAGGCCCAAAAAGAAGAAGTAAAGAGATTAGAAGAAGAGTTAGCTAATCTTGCAAACAGATATAAAGACGCGAAAGTTGCAGCGGATAATTCAACTGAAGGGCAATGGCTTAATAATGACGCCACAGAAACAGCGGCTGACCTTGCAAACAAGATTGCAAAAGCGAGACGCGATTTAGATGGTAAAACGGCAACTCTGAATCAGACGCAGGATGCTCTTCGCTTGATTAACATTCAGGTCAACGAGGGAATAGTTGATCAGATGAAAGCCGCCAGAGATAACGCCTTGGCAACTGCGGAAGCGGAAAAACAAGCCTCATTCCTTGGTGGGACTCAGGCATTCCTTGCAATTAAGCTTGGACAAACCACTGAGAAACTAAAAGAGTTTAATTCAGAAGCTCTAAAAATTGACTGGGGTGGCAAAGAAGGCGAAAAACTAATCAAGCAAGCTGAGCGTCGGTTGGCATTGTCAAAAGCAGAAGGTGCCGCAAGGGCTGAGTTACAGGCGAAATATGATGCAGAAGATGCTGGGATTGCAGATGAGCGGGCTATCGCAAGGTTGCAGGATGTTTATGTAAAAACCCAGCAAGCTACCGAGGCAAAAAAGGAAAAGAACAAGGAAGACCGCGCAGCGGAGTCTGCATCCAAAAAGGCAGCCGCCGCCGCCGAATCGGACGCTCAAAAGCTTCAGAAGCTGAAAGAAGCAGCAGATCTTAGCGCTGAATCAACTGAGCAGTTAAGCCGGGCGCAGGCCATTCTCAACGCAGAAAACTCCCTCAGCAAAAGCGCCAGTCCTGAAATGATAAAGCAGGCTGGTGAATACGCTGCGAAGAAGTGGGATACAGCGAACGCCATTAAAGCTCAGGCGGCGGCTGAGAAGCTACTCCCCGAGGCGCGGGAGAATGCAAGTTATCAGGAGGATGTTCGCGATCTGGATACTGCTTTATCGGCTAAGAAAATTAGCCAAGAGCAGTACAACGAAACTATTGAAAGACTCGAAGCACAGCATCAATCAAACCTAGCAAAGATACGAGCTGATCAGGCTGTTTCTCCTCAGATGGATGCAGCAGGAACGGTTGACCCCATCCAGCAACTGGCTAACGAGCACACGCGAAAGCTTGAGCTCATCAAGCAGTTTGAAGCCAACAAAACCATTACTGAGGAACAGGCTATCGCATTGCGCAATGCTGCAAATACGCAGTATGAAAAACAGCGCGTTGAGGCGGGGTGGGAGATATACCGGAACCAAAGCCTGGCAAACGAGGCGGCAGCGGCTGCGTTTGATGGTTTCGCCAACAGCGCCAGTAACGCTCTAACCGGCATAATAACTGGCAGCATGGATGCGTCTGAGGCGCTTCGCTCTATTGGGAATACCGTGCTCAACGAAGTGATCAACACATTCGTTCAGATGGGTATTCAGCAGGCAAAAGCCGCAATCATGGGCAGCACCATCCAGAAAGGTGCTATCGCATCTGTTACCGCAGCTCAAGTTGGCTCACTTTCCACCACGACAGCGGCCAGCACAGCATCAGCATCTACCACTACGGCAGCATGGACCCCGGCGGCACTGGTAGCCTCTATCGGTTCGTTTGGCGGTGCTGCGGCTATTGGCCTCGGAGCTCTGGTGGCCGCTCTTGCGGTAGGAAAGGGGTTATCTGGCAAGCGTAAAAATGGCGGACCGGTATCTGCCGGGAGCATGTACCAGGTTGGTGAAGGGGGAATGCCTGAAATCTACCGCGCCAGTACCGGCAGGCAATACATGATCCCCGGCGATAACGGCAGTGTGATCAGCAATAAGGAGATCACTGGTGGCGGTGGGAGCGGTGGCGTTGTTGTGAACATAAATAACTATACCCCTGCCAATGTCCAGACCAACAGCCGGGACGAGGGTGGCATGCAATACGTCGATATTTTTATTCAGGATATGGACAGAGGTGGCCCAATGTCCTCAGCCATACAGTCAACTTTCGGGCTCAGCCGCAACGCTAACGGAGATTATTGATGGCAGACGTTAAATACCCGCCCTACCTGCCGCTCCCGCAGCGCGCCAATATGAACATGACGCAGGATACCAGCTTCCGGCAAAGCAATCCGGCGGTTGGTCCTGCGGTGTTCACGCCGATCACCACTGACCTGAAAACGACCTGGTCACTGACGTGGATTTTTACACTCCAGCAGTCCGAGCGGTTTAAATCATGGTTGCGGCATCCTGATTACGGCAACCGGGGGCAGGCGTGGTTTGATATCCCGATAGACCTTGGCGATAACCAGGGGGTGCGGGTTCAGGAGGTCCATTTCATTACGATGCCGGTACAGACCAGTAAGAACGGGCAAACCGTTACCTGGACGGCCAACATCATCTGTAACGGGATTAATGACATCACTGAAACTTACGACGAGTGGATCATAAACGCGCCGCCGGATGCCGGGTACTGGTACGACTTACTTGTGACGGAGATTCTTCCAGATGCCAACCCTTAGGGAATGGAAAGAGCGCCGCCCGGCGTCAGACCTGAAACAGACAGTAGTTTTCAGTCACTCTTCTTTCGGAGTTGAGCGGCTGGTCAACAATCTGTTTCAGCCTGCCACTTTCGGCGGCGAACTGTATCAGCCGACCCGGTTCGATTTCACTGAGCCCGCGCAGGACGGGACCACGACGCTTAGCGCCACCATCACATTTGCAGCCTTGTCGCAGGACATCAAGCAGAGGCTGAAAGGCTGGCGCGGGTCGTCGCGAATGGAGCCAATTCTGTTTCGGTACGATATCTGGGAAAACATCGGCGATTCATCTCCGTTAAAAACCTACCAGTTGTACGTTCGTGATGTTTCAGCGGGCGCGGAGAACGTCACCCTAACCGTGGGCATGACTAACCCGCTCAGTGTGGCTAACCCCATCATTTACACCGTCAACGAGTATCCCGGCCTGAGTAATCTCTGATGACTAAAGACGAATTTATCCGGAAGGTTAACGGCCTGCCATGGGCTGATCGCGCCTGTAGTTTTGAGGCAGTGGATTGCTGGGGACTTGTCGTTCTCTATTACCGCCACGTCATGAGCGTGGAAGTTCACCAGACACCGGATTACGAAGCTGGCAAGGACTTCATTACCTGCTACGAAGGTGACCGGGTTTTCTGGCAGCCTGGCTCGCGGAGTGATGGGGATATTGGCGTGTTTTATCGTGGCCGGGTTCCTGACCACGTCGGCATCGTTATCGACGGCAATCAACTCCTGCATTCAAAGGGTGAGGGCGGCAGTGTGCGGATCGACCCATTGCCGGTTTTAGAGCGAGCATTCACCAGGACGGAGTTTCTTCAGTATGGCGACGTTTGAAATACAGCGGCTTCCCGGCGCACCAAAGCAGCGCGGGCGATTACAACCCGGCCAGCGCATGGTTGACTGGCTGGATACCCAGAAGCTGCACAATAACCTTCAGTTGAAGCTCAACGGCAGGGTTCTTGATGATGATTTCGACCTTGGCTACCGATTCAGGCCTGGCGATTACCTGTCCGTGTTTGACCAGCCCAGGAATATGGGTGGGGCAAAGGACCTGGTTAAGTTGTCCGCTCCGTGGGAGGCAATCAACCCCATCCGGCTTACCAAAAAGGGGATGGCGGCCATCCAAAAAACGATGATGGGAGACATGAAGAAGACCCCGTCAATCGCAACCGGTGAATCGCCAAACAACGACCTGACAGGGCAGACTAATGTCGCCCGTCTTTATAAGGGGCGCCCGAACATTTACGGGCAGGTGCGCGCTTATCCTGACCTTATTCAGGAGGCTCTTTATGAATATCGCGACGATAACAAATTTATTACTGAGTGGTTTGAGGTTGGTTATGGGAAATACTCCATTTCATCCGTGCGATATTCAGAGTCGAATCTGGGGGCCTTATCCGGAGCAAGTTACCGTATTTACCAGCCAGGCGAAACGATTGGAACCATTGACGTCGGATACCAGTTTGACGACGTCGATAGCGAAGAGGTGCCGGGCCTGAACGAGTCAGACGATTATCCTGCTCAGACGGCCACAACGACATCGCCGGAATTCGTGACGTTGTCAGGCGGCCTGCTTACGGTAAAAGTTGGCGCGAACGTCGATAACTTCTCGTTCTTTGCTGATCTGGGCTTACCTCATCCGGTAAGCTTTGTCATTAATGTGACCCGGTCAGGAACGCCTCAGGACGTTACCGGCACGGGAGATATCGTTAACTCCTACGAAGAATTCGATTCTGATGGCGATGTGTTCACCACGTTTGTAATCGGTAACATTGGAGGAGATGCTGCCTCGCTGGGTCCTGGTGATGTCGTAAACCAGAACCTGATCACCATGACCGACAGCACCCCTCTGGTTATTGGCCCGTCCGTGTCGCCGATAGAGTCATCGCAACTCTGGGTACACGTTATGGTTCAGCTTGGAGCAACTTCGGGAACAGCCACATATCGCATTAAGTTCTGGAAACTGGACGCCAACAGCAACCAGGTGCCCGGCAGCCTTGAGCAGTACGATTATTTTTTTGATAACGACTATGACGTAACGGCCCGCTACTTCAGAACGACGCACAAATTCACGCCTCACGCCGGTCCTGGAATATACGCAGTGACGATAGAGCGTCTGGACGACAGCAACGACGGGAACGTCGTAACGTTGATGGCAATTCACGCCGTAAACGTCCGCTACAACGTTGTCTATCCTGACGACACGATCGTGACCTTAACGCTACGTGGCAGCAATGAGTCAAATGCCAACCGAGAGCAGAAATACAACATGCTGGCGCAGCGCAACACCATATCCTGGAGCCCGGCGACCGGTATTGATTACACTCTCAGACCGTCACGCTCTTTCGCTGACGCTGTGCTGCATGAGTGGGTGATCGTCGCCAGGCAGGACCCTGCGCGCCTGGACCTGCACACGCTCTATGCTATAGCCGATTCACTTCCAGATGCGCAACTCGGATATTTTGATTTCACTTTTTCCGATGCCAAACAGTCGTTAGGTGAGCGAATCCAGACTATCTGTAACGCCGCCCGCGTGGATATCAACTGGATAGGGGATCTGCTGACCTTCTGGCGCGATGAGAAGGCGGCATACCCGGCTGCTGTGTTTGGCCGGAGCAACATGTTCTGGGACGAGTTTAAAATGGGGTACTCAATGAGTCTCCCTAACGGGTACGACGGAATTACGCTGGATTACACAAACCCGCAGACCAATGACAAAGAGTACATCTGGCTGGCGGTTAGTTCTGCGGGGGTTTCAGAGGTAACCGGCGCAACGCCTAATGCAATGACGATAAGTTTGTCAGGCTGTCGCAATGAGTTCCAGGCCCGGAATCGTGCATATCTTGAGGCTAACAGGCTGATCAACTCGCGGACCAGCATGACCGTTAAGGTGTTCGAAACCACTCAGGTTGTGCGCGGAGCGGTTGTGCAGTGCCCGGATATGTATGACAACGATCAGCAGACTGGTTACCTGAAAAGCCGGGCTGGTAATGTCTTTGAGGCCTCAGAGCGCCTCAATTTCACGGGCGATATGTGGGTGGTGATGACGGACAGTCTGGGTAATTTCCATGGGCGGTACCGGGCATATCCGGTCGATGGAAATTCATCTGCATTTAGTGCAACGGCGGAGGCTTTCGACCTGAATATTTATGATGGCCGTACTGTGCAGACTCCTTCCCGATATTTTCTGGCTAACAGCAGCGACCTTAATTCAACGTTGTGGCGTGTCGAAACTTCAAAGCCAAACGGCGACGATACGCAGACGCTTTCATTAACTGAATATTCAGACGAAATATATCTGAACGATTAACACCTAATTTAAAACATTCCTGCTTCGGGTATATCCCGAGGCATGCTTATGCATATGCGAGACGATTATGGCCGATAAATATCTGAATATTCCGGTTCCAACTCCAACTAAAAAGCCAGTTCCCAGCCCTGATATTCGCGACCATGTGTTTGGCGGGGCTAAAATTGATGAATTTGTCACTTCCCTTCAGCGAGAGTATGAAGACAGATTTGGCAAAAAACATTATACCATTGAAGGGCTGCGCTGGATTGCTCAGCAAGCAATAGCCAATTTTGGATATATAACTCTAAAGAGTTTTCAGGCTGGCGCACCACTATCGAACAATCTATTAACCTTGCCAAATCAAGTGTTGCAGGACGAAACTAATGGCGAGTATTACCGCTGGGACGGCGCATTCCCGAAATCCGTGCCTCCAGGATCAACGCCTGAATTAACTGGAGGCGTTGGACTTGGAGCCTGGATAAGCGTCGGTGATGCAGCCCTGCGCCAGCAAATATTCAATAATGAAATGCTTAATATGTCACCGCTATATTTTGGCGCTAAAGGCGACGGCATTACTGACGATACCGCAGCATTTACATTGATGGAGGCAAGTGTAACCGATCGCGTTATAGATCTGGGGGGGCGCTCATATGTTGTGAAAAAGCCGTTCTATAAAAATGAGTACATTAATGGCACCCTCGTTATTGACGGATCGAAACACCCGGTTGAATTTTCGGTTTCCAGCCTGAAACTGAAAAAATACTGCGGTAGCTTCTTCACTGGCGATCCAAATATCTCCGGTCAAACTGCGATTTTCCCGGGAGCGGAGGGGACTTTTCAGGGCATTTGTGCGGTAACCACGCCAAATGGTGTAAAACTGTATGTAACGCAGCGTTCAGCGGTTGCCGACGCGAGTGAGCCGTCTTACGGGAACTTCCTGAAGGGTGAGACGTACCGCATTGTCGAGTACTCGCTTAACGAGGACGGTTCTGAAATGCTGGCGACAGCATTCTCGCAACCGCTGAATACCATAGGGCATGCGTCCATGCTCAGCGCCAGAATGGAGGGTAATCAGCTTTACTTCTATTCCGGTGCGCCAAACCAGTCTGCCACGGACAACACGCTGGGCGGCAAGGGATTTACCCGCATTCGCTGGGATGGGTCTGCAACTGCAAATAGCGACGTGACGTACTATGAGCTGTTTGATCAGCCATCTGTGGCAAATGGTATTTATAAAAATCTGAGTAAGGGGAGTGTGGTTCTGTCGGCTGATGGGGCGACCCTGGCAATTGTTGCAGATGATGATTTACAGGATGGATACACTGCACTGCTTTACAACCTTGATGCACTTCTTGCAGCGGGAACGCCAAAAAATGTTACGCCACTTGCTGAATTTAATTTCCCGATGTTCAGAGGTTACACCCTGCAAGGGGTGACGCTGACCGCTGACTCTCTGATTATCTATTATGACGCACCAGATAATAGCGTCGCGCTGCGGGAATTTGACTTCAACGGCAATGAGCGAGCACTTGTCGATAATATCCAGCTGATAAAATCGCTGTATACAGAATCGCAGTACAAATCCGAAGTCGCTATTACCATTGAGGCTGAGGGATCCTTCACGATAGCTGGCGATTTGTATGTCGGCGTTCGTGAGATCTGGAATGCGGTTGGCACTGTCGTTTCATACAACGGTAAATTCTACTCACCACGCGCTGCGACAACCGGAAATTCTCCAGCCAGTTCGGCGTACTGGTGGGAGGTTAATGATAACGGCGCAGCAACACCGTATTCTGCCACCACTGCATATACAGTCACTGGTGTTCGCACAAAGAATAAAAAGCACATTTTTAAAATCGGTTCTCTCGCTGAGCCTAGCACAACACCATTGCAGGGTACGCAGCAGCTCAGAGCGGGACCAAAACTGACTAATCCGAATGTGGACTATGCTGCTGATGCTGGAAATTTTGGGTGGCGCCGCTGGGTAGATAATCTGAAAGCATGGTTGTATACGCTGCATGTCAGCGATACAGGCAATTTTCGTTTCTATGATACATCGACTGATTCGCTGGGTAATCCAGCGATGATGATCGGCCTTTTCGACCGCAACGTCGGCGGTGTGCGTAGTCATTTTGCTCGCATCCGAGGTGGGGAAAACAACGGTGGTAATATCTTTCTGTATGCTGCTGATGACGCCACTAAGCCCGGCGCGATTGTTGAATATGTGGGGCCAAATAACACCACGTCACGTGAAACCAACCAGTACGGCGAGACGGTAATTCGCTCGAACACGGATGCGACTAAAGTTCCTTTACGGGTTGATGCGCAGGGAACGGGAGACTTCATCCGTGGCAGTCGATATGACACTGTGTATTTCGGTATCAGAGCATCCACTGTAGGTACAACACTGACGTCCCGCAACGGCAACACTCTGATATTCGGCGCGACACAGGATGAGGTGGGCGGTGGGAATATTGCCCTTTCTGTTTTGAGTATTGCGGATATGGCCCTAAGACCGTACGCCGATAACAATCTCGACAACGGCAAAGTGAACTACCGCTGGAAGCAGGTTTTTGCAACAAACAGCACCATCGGCACGTCTGACGCTACCCACAAAACTGAACCGCGTAGCATTACCCTGGCCGAAGTTATGGCATTTGCCACGATCGCCCGCTTGCCTAGTGTCTGGCAGTGGCTGAGTAAATATCAAGTTGAAGGTGATGATGCGCGACTCCACGCCGGGCCTACCGTTCAGGCGGCTATCGCGATTATGGAAGCGAACGGGCTCGACTGGAGGTGTTACAGTGCGTTCTGCTACGACGAATGGGAAAACCAGTACGAGCCAGTGCTGGCCCTGCGGAAGGTTTCAAAGCAGGTAATGGTCGAGCGTGAGGGGTTCGAATACCCTGAGTGGGTGGAAGTTGATGAAGAGTATGACACGGGCGAAAAGACGTTGGTCAAAGCGGCCGGGTCGGTCTATTCATTCCGCAAGGAGGAGTTGCTATGGTGGTGCCTGCGGGCAATGACGCAGCAGTTTGACAGCCTTGAGGATCGAGTCGCCAGGCTCGAGTCTCAGTAATCACTCATCAAATCCCGCATGGCGGACAGTATTGTCAGGGTGACAATACTCACGGCAAGGATGCCGGCAATCAACAGTGCTGTAAACATACGCCCCCTGATGTTGGCCTTCTCAGTAAAAGGTAATGCACCAATGTGACAACTGTATTGCCGCTTGATCTCCTCCCGGTTAAAAACTACTGTATACACATACAGTATAAATCGAAAGGAGGTCATCATGAGCGGTTTCCCGTCGCCAGCTGCGGACTACGTTGAAACGCGGCTTTCTGTCGCATCGATATGCGGCATCGACGCAAATTCTTTGGTCATAGAGACATCACGCGGCTATGCGGTTGTCGACAAGTCAATGCGTCCAAAGCCTGGCGAGTACGCGCTTATCAACTATTCGAGTCGGAACCACTTTGCGCTGATAGCGGGTAAATCGTTAATCACGGAAGATGGGGAAGCGATCGAGGGGGAGGCGCTGGATGACGTGACGGTGATAGGTGTTGTGACGTGGCTGGTCAACCGAACGCGGGATGATGATGCGCCGGTGATGTAGGTGGGGCATGGATGGGGCAAAAAATTAGCGCAAAACAACTCAAAACCGCCGAAGGTCGTGATTCGTCTTGCGCTAATGCTTTGGTTTATGCCTGCTTTTAACTTACTTCAGCTTAAAACATAAAAAATGCCCCGCACATAATGATTAAGCATTAATTTGCTGAAACTCGCAGGGATCACACCGTCTGTCCCTGCGGGTTTATTCATTGCACAGGCATTATGCGGCGACGTTTTTAGCGGGCTGGAAAAGTTGATTGCAGTGTGGGCAGATAAGAGTGGAGCCTTTTTGTACGCGTGTGAAGCTGTGTTCAGAGTTTTTTTCGCACTTAGGGCACTGGCTGGTAACAAGATAATTGCGGGCTTTTTTAACGTTTTTCCGTTCGGTCATCGATTCTTTCCTGTTGAAATGGCTGGCAACCTTACACGGTTCCCTAACGAATAACACGCTTTTTATTTTGTTCAAACTGCGTCGTGCTGCAAAAGCCGATGTTAAATTAATGATTTATAACTTGCGTAAATGTCTCAAACATGCGTTAATGAAATATCGGTTTATAGATAAAGTTATTTTTAGCGGTTTTTAAGTCATTCTCATCACTCGTATCTTTCAGATATTTCCTTTTGAGTTTTTTCTTTTCTTACCTCATAAAGCTTGTGTAGAGCACGTCAGCCAAAAACAGCTGGCGATCAACGTAAATAAAATATTCTGGCCCCGATCAAACAAAGTGTTACCGGATGGGCTATCCTGATTTATCAGGCTTAAAACTGAAAAACAGCTTTTTCGGTAATTGTTAATTTTTACCTGGTATTGCTTCTTCTGCCGTCATACTCAAAAAAACACGTAGACGAAGAGCAGGGAGCGCAGTGCCGGGTCACTGTCAGCGCTGCGGCGCTGTGAGGAATTTCTTATTATGTTACATATTCATTTCCGTTGCCCATGCTGTCATGGCTCTCAGTATCGCACTTCGCATTTTGACGTTTCTGCGCAAAACCCGTTCGGAGCAAAATGTATTTTTTGCAAATCTCCGATGGTGACGCTGGATAACATCACTACCCAAAACCGGGCGGTGCAAATTTCCGGACAGATAAGCAGATAAATAACGAGACATTGGGTGATAAAAAAAGCCTCCGGAAGGGAGGCTTTTTTATTTACGCGACAGCTTCTACTCCCTGTTCGGCAATTCGCTGTTTGTTGCTCAAATAGCCAGAGATTTTTTTGTTAAAAACTATCCGGTATCAAACTCATCAGGTCATGATTGTCCATTCCCGTAAGTAACATTTTGCCTATCCTGTGTCGTAAGCGCAGGAAAACGTCCGTTATTTTTCACGATAAGATTTTGCAACTGAAATGTAGTTGCTAAATTGGGCAGAAGGGGTAGACTTTGAATATGTAAAGCAAAGAAGTTAAGGGAACGGCTTTCATCGCTACCCAGGGATTTCACGTGGGATGAACTGGTGACATTAATGAGCAGTTATGGCTTCGTACTGATCAATGGCGCAGGCTCGAGACGAAAATTTGTAAATTCAGCAGGCAGAGTGCTTGCGTTTCACTGTCCGCACCCAGGAAATATTGTCAAAGGGTACGTACTTAAAGAAGTCAAAAACCTGTTGGATGAGTTCAACCACTATGAGTAACTTATTAAAATATCAGGGGTATTTCGGTAGCATTGAATTTTCATTAGAAGATCGCACGCTTCATGGGAAAATTCAGTGTGTTAATGATGTGGTAACTTATGAAGGCCAAACCCTTGATGAACTGGAGGCCGCTTTCATTGAGGCGGTAACGGATTATCTTGAAACATGCAAAGCGATCGGTAAAACCCCGGAAAAGCCGATGAGCGGCACGTTTAATGTTCGCGTTGGACCTGAACTTCATCGCAAAGCGTTTCTGGCTGCCAGTTGTGACGGAACAACGCTCAATGACTTCGTTAAATCAGCGATTGAAGAAAAACTATCAGGTTCTAAAGATTATCACTTCCATTTTGACCGGATGAAGAGCGAAGGGGATATAACTCGCCCGTTTACATCCACTGGTAACAGGAAGGCTCCAGTAAATGGCAAAAACCAAACTCGCCAGTGATTGCCTTCAATAACAGTGAAAGGGGGGCGCTGAGCGCAGGCAACCGCTCCTCCGCGCCCGTAAAGCCAATTCCCATCCAGCCGATATCTTCTCTCGC